CATCTCTTTTAAGTGCTAACCAACGATTTTCAGCTAATTCATATCCAGTTCCAGATGATTTAGCTTTACGCTCTTTATCAGCCTGTGTATTTCTACCAAACGCAAATGGAGTTTGATACCCGTCTACCGAAGCAGTTGTAGTTTCTTCGTTAGTTGGTGTGTTCCTTTCACGAAGTTTTTTACGAACTATTTCTTTTAATCTATCTCTACTAGATAATTCCATTTTGAGTTCCCTTTAATACTTTATCCAACTCATATCCCATAATAACAGATGTAATGTGTGTATCTGTAATTTTAGATGCAGTTTTGATTTTATTCAACTGATTGATTGTTTCAGCTAACTTTATTTTGGTAACTTTATCTTTGATTTCTTTACCAGTTTTAGTTAGTTCTTTGTTTAATTGAACAACTTCGTTTGTAATAAATGCTTTAAGATTATCAGAGTTAGTAAATGAGTTGATGTATTCTTTTAAAATACCCTTTTGTTTCTCATTTAAGGATTTGTATTTTTTATTAAAGTTCTCCACCAACATTTTGTATGTTAGTAAACGAATTTCTTTATCTTCTTTTTTAAGAGCTTCGTTGATTTTATCTACTGCCTTTAAGTTTGTAGATGGTTTAGATATAAGATGCTCTACGATTGCAAATTTAGTATTTACAAAATCTTTTGGGTCATAAGAATTTTCAGTATTCAAATTAAATTCAAATATCTTATATACCGAAGCAAGAACTTTATAGTTTGGAACTTGTGATTTTAAAAAATCATCTATTTGATAATTTTCTTTTATTTCTTTGATAAGATTATACTTTTCTTTAAGTATTTTTTTCTCATCTAATTTTTTACGATTATCAATTACTGCATCAATAAATCTTTCTGCACGATTTTCTGAATTATATTTTTCATTTACGATGAATTGATATAATTTTAATTCGTTTGCCAGTTCTGTTTTAGAGTTAAAATACTTCTTTAACAATCCCTCCGCAATACTTTTACGATTTGAGAGAATATCAGAGGTTACTTGACGAACCAATAGTTCGAAAAGAAAACCCGTATTTCTAAACTTTGAGTGTTTTATCTGTTTCATTTATTCTTTATTCCAAATATAAATATATAATATCTATTTAATAATAATTTTATTCGATTATATTTTGCTCATCCATCATACTCTTACCTTCCATTATCACTTTTGCTCCACCGGATTTTAGAGATTTTTTGATTGATTTGATGAAACTTTCATTGCTTCTACTTAATTTTCTCAACTCTTTATCGCCAAAAGCATCTCTACCATACATATGGTCATCTTTACCCATACGATTTACATCACGCGGTCTACCCGATGCTTTTGCTTCATTTGGTGATTGACCTAACTTTGATTTTAAATCTTGTATAGTTTTTTCAACATCCAATGGCTCTCCTGTTGGGAACTCTTCTTCTGGTTGTTCTTCTTCAGGTTGTTCTTCACCACCTTGTTGTGGTTGTCCAGCCATCATACCACCTTGCTCTTGCTGTCCTTCTGGTTTACCGGTTGTTTCTAAATTAGTTAATACAAATGTATTTTTAGCATCTTTAACTAAACCTTTTTTCATATCTTCAACATCATCATCGCTGAAATTGAATACATTCTTATACATCCAATCTTTTGAGATAAGTTTTAAATCACCCATTGTTCTAGCTAAATCTACTTTAGATGCCCATAATTCAATTTTAGATTGTTCGTAGATTGTATATGGGATAGTTAATGATAATTCAAAATCAGCTAATGTTTCATCCTCAATACCTTGTGAGTATAAGTGAATGATTGCAATCTTTTCTAATTCAGATGTTACTATTCTTTGAACTCTTTCAATTGTTTTAGCAAATCTCATATCCATAGCTGCTAATGTAGCTTTTGAATTACCATCTTCTAAAAATCCTAAATGTTGTTTTGGTATTTTTAATGCCGCAAACATTTTATCTTTTAAGTAGTTTATATCATCAATAGGAGCATACTCTAAACCATCCAAATTTTCAATAGATGTTCCACTATCATTACCACGAACTGGCAGATAGAAATCTTCCATCAAGTTTTGAATGTTATACTTTAAGTTGTACTCACCAGTATCTGCATTAATAATTGGTGCTTTCTTTGATTTGTTGATAATACGTTGAATGTAATTATCAATCTCATTTGTAGGAATGTTACCCACATCAATTTTGTAGATACGCTTTTGTGGTGCTCTTGATATACGATGTATAATCATTGCATCTTCCATCAATGTAATTTGTTTCCACAATCTTCTTGCACTTTCTAACATAGATTTACCATAAGGTAAAAAGTTAGTATCAGTCAACATACGAAAGTGAGCAATCTCATAGTTTTCGTATTCTGTTTTTTGTCCAGCTACATAAAGTGATTTAGTTGCTAATGGAGTATGAACGAATTTAACTGCTTGCCAATTGTTTGGGTCAAATCCTTCAACACGAGTAATCTCATAAACTGAAAGTGGTTGGATACCAACTACACCTAACTCTTCTGCAATCTCAATATGTAAAAAGTGGTCACCATATTTAACCAAACTTCTTACCCAAGGGAATAAATTAAATTCAACATTTATAATATCGTAGAATAAGTTTTCTAATATGGATTTTATTTGTTCGTTATTTGTTCTAACTTCTAATACCTTTCCGTATTCGTTTTTAGATGTAGACTCTTCTGCGTAAATATCCAATGCAGCACCAATGATTGGGTCAGCATCCATAGCATCATAATCTCTAAAAAGTTCTTGTCGTATTTGTTGGTAAGCAAGATAGTTCTCATAGGTATTATTCATAGCCGATGAGTGTAATCTCATATATCTATCACGTAGATTGGTAGCAATTGCTTGCGTTTCATCGTAATCAATTACCTTTAACTTATTCCCTTGCTTTCTTACGATTACCGATGTGGAGAATAGTTTGTTTAACCTACCAAAAAATGATTTATCTGTTGCCATTTACTTCTGTTTGTTTAATTATATAACCTTTATTTTTTTACTCATTTTTACCACTTTTAGGTGTTTAGTGGTAATTTATAGTTTTACTCAATTTTACCACTTTCTACAAGACCAATATCTTGCTTTGTGTCTTGGACCAGGTTGGTCACAATTATGTCTAGCTCTAAACGATTTTCTTGCGTTAGGATTAGATTTTCTTATTCGCATTGTTTTTTCACCTTTGGATGCTGCAGATGTACCACCATGTCCAAAGTTTACTTTAACAATATTACCTGCTGGATTTTTAACATATACTTTGAACTTTTTAACATCCCCACGCGTTGGTTTACCCAATTTCACTTCTCTACCCTGATATTCTGCTTCAAATACACAATTACAATTATCTTCTTTTAATTCGTTTGTATATCCTTTTAGATATTTGATGAAATCTTCCATGTCATCATCTTCAACATCTAACTCATCATAATCATCTGTGTTATCGTGTCCACATTTATGACAAACATATGGAGTTTTTCCACCATCTTCTAAATCCCATTCCCATCCACATTTTTCACATTCTACTGATTGAGTTTCATTTTCATTAACGGGAACACAATTTGGAACTTGATTTCCACCTTTATCCTTCATTCCCACTTGCTTATATCCATCCCAACAATCTTCACATAATGCATTAGCTTCTCCTTCGTTACAAGTCTTCCAACCACCACCTTTTGATTTATAGTTCTTTGCAGCCCAGCCATTCGCATACGCAGATGGATAAACATCAAACTTTGATTTAGCTGCCGATTTAGATGCGGACCATTTTGCCGGGTCAGTTGGACAATTTTTTTCTAAAAAAAGATTTAATTTTTCGTAGATATTCATACTTTCCTTTTTTGGTTTTGTAGAAACATATATTGGTGTTTTACCCTGTCCACTACTACTCTTACCACCTCTATCTGCATCATTTTGTGCTGCTCTTTTTCTTCTAGTTGCACTTTCTTTTTCTTTTTTACTCATTCCGGCAGCTTTTGATGCTGGAACACATTTTGCATATCCTTTCTTCTCACCCGAAGTGCCGCATGGAGGATGTTTCCCATCAACTTTCTTGCCGATGTTTACCCACTTTTCCTTAAACCACTTGCGTAGGTCTTCTTTTACTATATTACGCAATTTTATATTACCATTCATATACAATATATAAATATAAAGAAATTCAGTTTAACCTATCGTAGTAACCAACGCAAGTCTTCAAACTCATCATTTTTACCCGTTTGCATTTTGTATGGGTCATCACCAAATTGGCCGGGTGTGTATAAAGTATCATAAGATGTTTGTACGAAACCATCAATAGAACGTCTTGTCAAATCAATACCTTCTTGTCTTAAACGGAGTGCAGTATCTCTAATCCACAATCCCATTCCTAATGCCATTACCAAGTCATCATTGTATCCTCTTGCTGCTTCGGCTCTACCATTGTGCCAAATAAAGGTAAAGAACTCATCTATCGTTCTTTTACTATGGATAATAACACTCATATCTCGCATATAAGTGTCTATCTTTGATATTACTAACGGACGAGTTTTAGATGATATACTAAATCCTGGTACCATTTGCTTTTCATCTCTGTAAAACTTATTAGTAAATTGAGTATCAATATCTACATACTTAACATCTCTGTTAGACCAGAATAGATTTTTGTAGTTTCTATCTAAACATTGTTGAATTGTTGTCCAACCAATTGATGCATTATCAATGATTAGTAAAGCATCGTTATATTCGGTTGCCAAATTAATTAGAAAATTACCAAAATCTTTTGGTTCAATCTTTCCTTTATATTCTGCAACTTGTTCACAGCTTTCAGCATCTATTACGTGGCAGGTAGAATAATCTTCTCCATCACCACGAGCAACGTCAGCAGTTACTATATAACTTTTTGAATAATTAGGGTCTTCCCAAACCCATAAGTTATTATCAAACCCACGCTTATACATTGGGTCTTTTACATATGCTTCGGTATATTTAACTAATAACTCCGGTGCGATTACCGTTGCTCCAGAACTGATAAAGTCACAATCACATTCTTGTGCTGCTCCTTTTTGTCCTAATTGTTTTTCTTGTTCCTCTCTCCAACTTATATCTCTTTCAGGGTGAACTGTCCAATGGAGTTTAATTGGGTGAAATAAGTTTTCACCATTTTCTGCACCTACCCATATTTGATGAAACCAGTTACCAATACCATTTGGTGTAGATAATGCTATACAACTACCACCCGTTGATAAAGTAGATTGTGCCGATGTCCAAATATCTTCAATATAATCAATAAAAGCTGCTTCATCAAACACCAATAGGGATAGTGCTTCCGAACGTCCTGCATCTGGTTTAGATGAAATTGCTTTGATTTGAGAACCATTCTTTAATCGTAGAGATAGTTTATTATCTTCCGATTCTTGTACTCTTAACCATACTGGTAAGAATTGGTTCATTACTCTAACCTTTAATACCAAGTTCTTTGCAACTTCTTGTTTTGTTGCAATAACCAACACGTTAAAGTCATCGTTGAATATCATTTTCCACAAAGAATATCCAGCTACTAATGTAGATATACCTAATTGACGTGATTTTAAAACAACATTAAAGCGATTATCTTTAAAATCATTTAAAACTCCTTCTTGAAAATCGTATAAATCAAATGGAATTTTCCCACGAGTTGGGTGTTGAATTTTGCAATACTTGCGCATAAAATAGACAGGGTCTTGTGCACATTTTCTGTATTGCTCTTTTACTGCATCTTGCAGTGATTTTGTTTGATTTGCGGCCATAATGCCTTACCTATTTTTTAATACGGATTTTCCAATATACACCACCACCTACATATGGAATTACTTGATTTCCACCAGTAGGTGATTGTTGATTGGATATACCAAGATTTAATTGGTATAATTTATCTGTTTTTGTTTTTAGGATTACACCTGCACCAATTGAATTGCCGAAATTTACTTTATCCAATGCTCCGTTTATACCAACATATACTTGATTTTTAGGTAGTTCTTTTACTATCTTTGTATCAGTAATAGTTCGTTCTTTAATCGTAGCATTCCACTTTCTACCTAATATTTTATTTTGGTATAAAGTATCTGTAAGTTCTATTGTTCCCAAATTATTATCTAAAACTAATTTATCTTTATATAACACCTTTTGGTTATACGATTGAACTATTCTAACCGTATCTCCTTTTGTATATACAGGAACTTCTATTCTTTTTTCTTTTTCAACAATTGTTTCGTGGTAAATATCTTTACCTCTAACATATTTTATTTTGGTGTGGTCTATTATTACAGTATCAATCTTGTGTTTTAACAACTCGTAGTTTTTTCCATCTACATTTATAGTTTCACCTACTTTACCATCATCTTTGGTACATTTGTACCATACAATTCCGGCAGTTGCAAAAATCACAATCCATTTGATATTACTCTGTAAAAACTTTAGCATAATCTTCTTTTATTATTTCCCAACTATCATCTTTTATTTGCTGATAACCGGATATGTTTTCTTCTGCTTCAGCTATATCATTTTTGATATTAGCTTTTAACTCTTCTAAATCACCATCGTAATTCCACTTTTCAGTAGTACCATCTGAATTGGCGAATATATGTTCCTTACTTGCATCTACTAATGCCTCTTGGAACTTTTTAACTAAATCTTTTAAAAACTCAATTTCAAAACTAGCAATCTTCCACTTTTCGTATTCGTTCCAATTACCTTTTACTCTAAATAATTGTTCTTTTTCAGCCAAACAATCTATACAATAACCAGTTTTACGAATAAATTGTAAATGCTTTTCAGTTTTTTTAACTGTTTTACAACTTTTACTTTTACAAGTAGATAATGATTGTATGTATTCTCTAATTCCATCGAACTTTGATTTAACAATCTTATATCCTTTTTCTTGCACCCAAGTTACACCATCACTATCTGTCCACTCTTCACCAACTACTCTATCCTGCTTTGTAGCAGACCAGCCGTGTGTATTTGTTCCACCATTATCTCTGTTAAAAGCTACATCCAAAATCTTCTTTCTGGATGGGTGCATATATTTCTTACTCATATAACTTATTATTTTGTTTTATATATATAAATATATAGTTTTTATATTTTAGTAAAATATTCCTAACAATTGATTCAATGAAGCAAATGCTCCAGTCAATTTGAATACATTACCTTTGTAATTAAATACAATTCCTTCTGCTGGTACAATCTTATCAAATCCACCAATAGAGTTTATTCTTTTTAATTCTAATTCTAATTTAGCAATCTGTGCAGGTGTTCCTTCAGCTTTAACTTGTGCAACCGTTGCATCCAATCTACTACGGATTTGTTGTAATGCACTATCAGGTGCTACCGTCAATACTGAACTCATAAATGACATCACATCCGAACCTACACCCAAGAAGATTTCCTCAAACTTCATAATGTTTTCTTTTGTGATTTTTGATTTATCTTGTTTCTCTACACCATCTGCCCAAGTCTTTGCTTTATCATCTCCAATTGAGCGAATACCAAATGATTTATCATCAAACGCCCATCTTTTAATTAAACCTTCTACCTCTAATGGTGCTAAAGTTTTACCAGATTTTTTAATAAAGTTTTTCCACCAAGCCTGGTGATAATCCGATATACCAGCTTTGTCTCCCAATCCAAACTCACTTTGTAGTTTGTTTATCATAGAAATATATTTTGGTTTTAGCTTGGATAAATCCTCATTTTTTGGTAACTTCGTAATAGGAGGTCCTTGTATAGTATATTTAGATTGTACGCTTGCATTTACCTTTTTAATCAATGCTCCCAATTTATTTTCCGCACCTTTTATTTGTCCAATAGGATTTCCGGCTTCGTTGTATTCTAATGCATTATGGAATACCAATAGAGCTTGTCCGTAAGGAATAACATTTACAGATGTAGGCCAGATTACTTCTATATTCATAAACACTTTTCCGTTTTGGAAAAACTTATCTAATTCTGCTTTACCCAAACTACGAAGTGCATTTTCCATATCTTTCATAGCAAAGTTGTAAGCATCCGTTAATCCACCTCTACCACCAAACTTTGCAGCAACACCATTTGCATCCATAGCATCTGCACCAGCGTTTTGTAAATGTGATTTGTTACGAGCAGCAATCAATCTACCATTTTTCCAACTGATTGCCAACGCTTGTCCATCGGTTTTTTCTCTAACAACACCTAAATTACCATCCAATGCTTTATTTACTATGGTTTTCAAATCACCAAATGTAAGATTTATACTACTATCAAACGGATGGTTCATATGCCCATAAGCACCACCTTCCATTATTAAACTTTCTTTTACGGATTTTTTAATAGGTTCGTATCCACGATTTTGAGTATC